GCTACGAGGTCAGTGAGCGTACTTTCTGGCAGGTCATCTGATAGAAGTTGGCTTACGAAACTCCATGATCTTGGAGTTGCGAATGATCTAGAACTACCTCTAGGATCAAAATCGTATAAATCTTGTTTTGCGAATGTGCAGTAACCTACGACATCTGCGTGTATGTGTTGATTGGTCGCCCATTGTAACCAGTCTTCGAAGTCCACTCTAAGTTCAACGTGGACAAATCTGTTTGCCAACGGAGCCGGCATCCTGTAAGTGACACCTTTGTCCGAATCTCTGTTACCTGCCGCAACAATAGAAACGCCTTCTGGTAGGTGATATTGTCCTACTCTTCTGTTTAGGATAAGTTGATATGCCGCCGCCTGTACCGCCGGAGCCGCCGAGTTCAACTCGTCCAAGAACACGATAGCATTAGACTTGGGATCTGTTGGCAGTTCTGCCGGACTCGCCCAAACCATGTTGTTCTCTTTTGAATTGTAGTATGGAATACCCTTGATGTCAGTTGGCTCCCATAAAGGAAGTCTGATATCGATCACTTCTCTGCCTTCTGCGTCTGCGATCTGTTTCACGATGTCGGATTTACCAATACCTGGTGCTCCCCACATCATTATGGGTCTCTGTAATTTAATACAATGTGTTAATGCTGATTTTGCCTCGTTTGGCGATACGGTTCTGTTCTGTGAACCTACTGCCGCCTCTTTGTTTTTTGCTCTTGCCATTTTGTACACTCCTGTTCTAAATGTTTATAATATCATTATAGCAGGAGTGTGTTATACGTCAACCGTGTAGAAACCGCATAATCATTGACTTTTTTACAGGTAATTGTAGAAATCTGGTATAAAATCGTATATTCTTCTTTGGCGTTTTATGTCTAATTCTTGTATTTTCTCTATCAGTTGCGAGATTGCTTGGTTATCAACAGGTGATTCTTTGATGCTCCGTAATATAAGCACCATTTCTAATTTCCAATTTGAATTGTGAGTCAGTGTATTTTCTGACATAAATGTATCCACGTCATTGCAAAATTTCTCCTTCAATTGTAATGGTGCTGAAAAAGGACTATATGCTTTTGGTTTTTGCACTTTCATAGGCACTATCCTCAAGATCTTACCTTTTGATTCGAATAAATTTTCCATCTTAGCACACCATTCTAAGAATTTGTCATAATTGTACATTGACAATATGTTTAAAGAATTCAGTATGTCGACTTGCACGTTACTTGGTAAATCACTTATTGTCTGCATATTTTTTGTGATCTGACTGAATTTGCTTGGCCATCTTATGTAGTCATTGGCAGATCCATAGGCATCTACGCTGACACTGAGTCTTACACTTTTAAATTTACTAAGGAGATCGTAGAATCTTCTGTTTACGTTTGTTGCATTCGTTATAATCTGCAAATCAATTTTGTGTGCAAGTCCTTTGTCATCTAACTTATTGAAAAAGTATTCGTACTCATGTATGATGCTTGGCTCGCCACCTTGTACGGTAAGGTGTTGCACATCGTCTGAAATAGATATCAGATCATCAATTAGATCATATGAGATTTTTGATACTGGCAATCCTTTATCTTTGGCCCATTCCGAACTCCTTACGGGGTTACACATCACACATTTCAGATTACAAAAATTGGAGAAATCAACATCTAACATTGTTGGTAAATTTCCACTAGGCAATTTGTCAAAAGATTTGGAGAAGTTGCGTGAACTTGGCAATTTTTTGCTTTCGGTCAAATAGCATCCATCACAACCTTTTACTTCTTGTTCAGCATACATATTTTTTAATGCGTCTTTCCTTACATTGCCTGACCAAAATTCTGAAGGTTTTGTGTTTAGATATTTGTCATGATTCACACAACAAAGAGAAACACCTTGATGCGATACAAACATACCTTTATTGATATGGTTACAGTAAATTTTACTCATCCTTCTGTTCGTCGATCTTACTCATTGCTCGTGCCAAACCGTACTTGGTTATATCACCAGCAAACAGCATGAGTTGTAAGGCCATCTTTTCCATGGTTACTACAATTTGTTTTTTGTCTACATAATAAGGACAGTCAACAAACTCGTCCAGCCATAGGTATGTTTGTGGTGTAAATATGACCTTTGCAGGAAATTTAATTGTGTATTGTTTTATATCTAGTTTCTCTAGCATGTTGAGTCCAGATTTAGTCAACCTCAGTGATCTAGCCTGATAACTTTCACGAACATTCTGCCACCATGCGTAGTAGTTGTTCTTGATGGTCTCATCATGAACTGGTTGTTCCAACAATTCCATGAAGGTTCGGGTGTAGGCTGTCTTTCGATCCATAGTGCTATTTAATGGGTGGAATTATCGCTTGAATTTTTCGCCGGTCTTTAAAAGATATACACCAAACTTGTCTGTGTTGTGTTGTGCGTTCAACTTCTTGGCCAGGTTCTCTGCGTGTCCAGGATTGGAGAATGACACTTTCTTGTATTTTGGCCCTGGGTAGTTTGCCACCAAACTTGATGATTTCAAGTTGATTGGTTTTCCCTCGTAGAAAACCGCCCAGATGCCCTCCGCCGCCAGGACCTCGTCCATTTTGAAGGTGGCTTTATTGCTGTGTTGCAACAGCACTGTTGGTTTTGGTCTACTCATAGTTGATCGCTCTTTACAACTGTATTTACCAAAAATCTGAGGTGTGCTATTTAGACTTGAAGTCGCCGCCGTCCATTTCGATGTCAATGGTCTGGGCCTCTCTGGCTGTTTTGAGTGCTTCTATTATCTCTTCCTGTATGGTGACCATACGGGTCATAACCTGTGTTAGGCTGTCAGCCAATTGATCCGCCTCTTTGGCCGGTATCACTATCTGTCTCTCACCACGTTGACGTAGCGTCCTGATCCTACCTATGAGATCTTCAATTGGCCTTGTTTGTATCTTGGAATTCTTTGACTGCATTGTTTAAAACCTGTTGCATTTCTAATTTAGTTTTCATTGGACCTTTGAATTCATACCTTGACAGTGTTATCATTTTAGGACAGTATGCCTTACGCCATCCCTTCTCAAAGCATATGATGTAGTAACCAGCACAGAATTGACTTTTTGATTTGGGCGTTTTTGTGTACACCGGCAGTTGTTTCTGCACGTCAAACATTGGATTGTAAGGATGTTGGCTACAAGGGTAACCGTGTACGTCAAAGTTGTCTGTTTGGGTCTCTTCGTCAGGTTTCTGCACGTTAGATTCATCAAATATGCCAAATCCAAACTTTGTGAACAGGCTCTCCTGTGTGTGAAACACTTGACGCTTATCTTGTTTGCTTAGGAATATCCAACCGTTGTCTGCTTGTTTAGAAAGGGTGCCCAACTTCTGGCCGTTTTGCTCGACTATCCAAAACTTGTCTTTGACTAGGGTCTTTGCACGTACTGTCATTGTCCTAACCTCGCATTAAAAGGCTCAACATACAGTTGCGCCTGCTCACTAATCCTATTTAAATCGTACTTGGCACAGAACCTCATGAATCTGATTCCAACTTGATCAACACTTTTGTTTTCAGACTTGGCCTGTGCAATCGTTTGATCAAGTTCTTCCACTATGGCTTCTGGTTGGGCGTGTAGATCAACTAATAATCTATTACGTTCGTAATCTTCAAGCACTCTGTGTTCGTTGCCCTCGTGATCTAACCATTTGCTTAACATAAGATTGTTCCAAGTGTAGCCTTTTTCTTTCCGGTCAGCGAATGCTTCTTGTAGGCCTATTTTGTTTTTTGTGCCTTTTGTACGCACACCCGGATATGCTGAAAATATGTTATCCGAAGGATCTCCCCTCATTGCCTTCTCAAATATCATCCATTCTGTGTCGGGTGCAGGTTTAGGTGCTTTTAATTTCTTGTCTATTACAGGATTGCCCTTTGCATCAAACCAACCCTCGTTTGTAAGTGTTACTTCAGTAACGCCGTTGTACTGTTTAACATTTGGAGCAACAAGTTGATTTAGATCCTTGTCTGTGCTTATGATCACATGTTTCTCATCCGGGTGCTTATCTATCCATCTTGCTATAAGATCATCCGCTTCTGTCCTTGCATTTCTAAGCACAGTCGCGTTGGTCTTTGATTTGATGAAATCACAGAAGTCATCGTAGCACTCCCAGAACACTTCATTCTCCTCTTTCTCTTTCTCTGACATGGCTTCTATGGTTTCTTTCCTGTTACGCTTATAGGGTGCGTAATGATCCTTACGCCAACTTCTCCCTTCCAAGCAGAATACCACGTGAGAACCGTCAAAGTCTTGCCAGGCCTTCTTTATAGAATTCATCATTATATGGATGGCCATTCCAA